AAGGATGCTAAGGGCCTTGTTGATGGCGCTCCTGCTAACGTCAAGGAAGACGTTGCTGAAGACGAAGCTAACAAGATCAAGGAACAGCTCGAAGCTGTTGGCGCAACGGTTACCCTTAAGTAAGAAATATAGGTTTACGATAAAAGCGGGTCATGCTCAGCCTCGATAAGAGGCGGCACGGCCCGCTTTTTTGCGTGCTCGTTTTTACTGAGTGGTACGGAATTTACTAACAATTGTGGTACAACGCGTGGTACAAAATGCCCTGAAAAACTTTGTACCACGCTAGTGCTTAGAATCGTTGGTATCATGCGTAAATAGCTCGCTTTGCATCCCCTCAATGACGCGTAACGCGCCACGCTCGGTGGGGCGGGTATAGCTTTGCGTCATGCTGATAGTCTTGTGGCCCAACCAAAACGCTACGGACATCCCCGGCAATCCTGATTCCAGTGCCTGCGTTGCAAAGTAGTGCCGTAGCATGTGCGGGCGTACCTCAATTCCGGTGGCGTCTCGTAAGTCACCAACAAAACGGTTTATGTTATCGGGGTATGGTGGCATCCCCGTATCAGGTCTAAGAAATAGCCACGTTTCGCCATTAAAGATTCGGTGAGTGCGCTCGCATGTATCTTTGCACGTCTGTAATGACTTTTTCAACAGTGTGTATAACTCGCCACGTGCGTAGTTACTACGGTAAGACCCTTCATTCTTCAATGGCCCGCCATTAGGTTCATCGGTGGTGCGGCCTTTGTAGTAGGTTATGCGGTAGTACTCTTCACCATCTTCAACCATCTTTTGCAGTGATCTAACTTGCAGGCCGGCGACTTCCTCACGCCGTGCACCCAAACACAGCATAAAGAATTGAGTTAGTTGGGTGGTGTCGAAAAGTTCACGGGCTTTGGTAACCAGTGTCACATAGTCAGACTCACTAATAGCAACGTTCTTAGCTGGCACAGCCCCGCGGATGGAGATGGCGGCCAGCCGATTCTTGTCGAGCACGTCATGCTTAACGGCATCATTTAGAATAACCTGCATTACGCTGTTAATGGTGCGGATGGTGGCATCGGCTAGACCCTTAATCACCAGTGCATCAATGTAGTTCTGGTAGGCGTTGCGTTTAATATCGACCATACGTTTATCGCCGAATGGCTCCTTTAAATGCTTGTTGTAGTAGGTTGTTTTCTGGTGGATAGTGGCAGGGCGCCATAGCTCGCTATCGGCGTTACGCTTTAGCAGCTTTTCCCACCATTCATTAAGGGTAATGCTGCGAGAACTGTACTGCGTGGTGTTGCCTAGCAGTTGGCTGCGTTCAAACTCGTTCAGCGTAATTTGAGCATCGGGGATGTTGGTAAAACCGGATTTGGTGTATTCCTCGCGCTTGCCAAAGTCATTAGTAAACGTGCGGCGTATCCCGTAGCGCTTGCCGCGGCGAGTTTCGTACTCGTATACATTTGGGTGCTTCTTGATAGGTTTCCATTGTCGCATGGGTTGGGTCTCCTTTACTTTGTCTACATTTTGCTTTGATTGTATACAAACTGGTGTTCGGTACGGGTGTGAAAGAAAAGCCCCAAATTAGGGGCCAATCTGTATTACTTGTCTAGGTGGTCAATGGCGTACTGTGCTTGTGCTGCGGTGAACTTTTCGCCAGCGGAAGAAGTAAGCTGCTCCTTAATTGCGGAAGCAGACATGCTTTGTTGACTCTGGTAGTTCTTAGCAGTTTCCAGCGCGTTCTTGTTGTAGTCAGCCTTTAAGTGGTCAACTGCGTACTGCGCTTCACTTGCTTCAAACTTATCACCAGCAGAGGAAACAAGCTGATCATAAAGGCCCTGCTTAGACATGTACTGTGTGTCTGAGTAGTTCTTAGCTGCGGCAAGTGCGTTCTTGTTGTAATCGGCCTTAAGGTGGTCAATGGCGTACTGTGCGGCATCTGCCTTAAAGCCATCCCCGTAGCTGGAAGTAAGCTGCTGGTAAATTCCCTTCTTAGACATGTGCTGCATTGAAGAGTAGCCCTCGGCAGAGTTCAACGCGTTGCGGAACTCAACTGATACTTTTGGTGTCTTTGATGAAGCGGCGGCCTTGGAGCTGGTTGCCTTCTTACTTGTCTTAGTTGCGGTCTTTGACGATGAAGTCTTGTCGGATGAAGCGTCCTTCTTGCTGTCATCAGAGCCACCGCCCATGTTGGCACCCACAGCAATAACGACAATCACAACGAGAATCCAGAACCAAGCGCGCTTGTAAAAAGGCTTCTTAACCTTGTACTGCTTACCGTCGGCGCCAGTAATCTTCTTACTCATAGTTTCCCCCAGTCAGCTTTTAACGTCGTTCCGTGCTGGACGTATGGTTAATTGTTTTCTACAGGCCGAGTAGCTGCCTTTTCTTGGCGTCAAAGTCTTCTTGGTCAATAATGCCATCATCAAGAAGACCTTTGTACCTCCGCAGTTCCTCCACGGGGTCAGCTGTTGGTGTTTCATCTGCAATAGATTCAACTTCAGAGCTAGTAACAGCTTCGTCGATTGGCGCAGAGACTACGGGGACGACTTTAAACGAACGCAATTTTTGGTAATCCTCAGTTTTTGTTTTAAGGGTAATAAGCACTTGCTCACCAGTATTTGCATTTTCAAGGGTTAATTCGGTACTTGAATCATCCTCAACTTGATTAGTTGTCGAGGTCGTTATGCCGGTGGTGTTGCTTTCACCTTTATGTTTAGAGCTTGCGTTGCCAACCATAGCGCCGGCAATCGTACCAACGCCAGGCATAAGCACAGTTCCAACCGCTGCGCCCAACAATCCGTGTCCCTTTTTCTTGCCCTTGGATTTGGTCTTTGTGTCTGTCTGCTGTGTTGCTTCTTCGTGATATACAGGTCCGGCAAAGTCGATGTTACGGATGGTAAAGTAAACGGGTTCTGCGGTATTGAAACAGACCGTGCCATCATCCATTTGGTGCATTTTATGGAACATTAGGGCTGTTGAGTTTACCAATTCCTTACCCCCAATGAACGTAATATCTTGCGAAAAGGTGATGTGCGATTTAACCTCAGCTTCGGCAGCGGCGAGGGCTGCGTCTTCTTCTTTGGTACGTCCGTTGAAAAATCCCATTGTTATGTCCTCCCACAGCTTTTAACGTCATTCCGTTGCTGGACGTGCCTTAGTCGTAAAAATTGCAGATAGAGTCACATACATAATCGTACATCGAGTTAGGTATACTGAATGCGGCCATAAATTGATATGGATTAGCAGATTCCATACTGCGATCAGCAAAATACAGCCCCACTAGCATGTCAACAGCACCGCGGTTCGCCGCACCTTCTTGGCCTGAAATGTCTCTGCCATCAAAGTAACAAACTCCGTGGTGTTCGAGTTCAATGTGTTTAACTTCATGCGCCGCTTGGTATGGTAATTGCTGCTTATCCGGCCAATTCATGTTAACAATTATTCCTCTAACGTCAGCATTGGCATTGCTTGGTGAGCAGGGTTTAAGTTCGTCTGCTTTGTAGCAAACAATATTTTCATGTTCAGCATGTCTGAAAACACGGTTCAAATAATCTGACGTTTCTTCGCTAATTTCCTCGTGTTCTTCCATCGCGCATCCTCCGGTAAATATCATTGATAATTTCGCGGTCTGCTGCGTCAATCTTTTGACCCTCAAACCTGAGCACAGCATCTGGATTAGCTATATCAACCGATGCTTCACCGTCGTTTGGATTGTCAGACCTTCCGAGAAGATAATCAGTGGTCACGTCGAATAAATCGGCCATTTTGTTTAACTGATCTAGTGGTGGCTTTCTATCTTCTCGTTCCCATGTCCCAACGGTTTTTGGGGACACATCTAGTACTTCGCCTAACGAGTCTTGAGTGTAACCACGTCGGATTCTAAGTTGTTGTATTCGTTCACCGTACATATTGTATCCCTCCACGGACAATGTACTACAATTAGTAGCTAAAAATAATCCACAAAAAGTGGTGTTTATTTGTTGCAAGTCTACTCAAAGTAGCGTACTATAATCGACGTAGGCTACTTAAAGTTGCCGAAAGGAAAAGAGGTAAATTTCTATGAGCAAGCTTGCAGAACTTCGTAAAGCTAACGGGATGACTCAGGCGGATGTTGCTAAACTGCTAGGAGTAACGGATAAGGCTGTTGGGTCTTGGGAACAAGGGAAACGTAACCCAAAGGGCAGCGACATGCAGAAGCTTGAAGATTATTTCAGCGTACCCAAAGAGGATATTTTTCCCGATACATTCAGCTACTCTAAGTAGTTATGAAGGAGGTAACAACATGCAAGACCCAGTAGCAGAGGCGCTAAAGAACTTTTTCAACCTAGGAGGCAAAAACATGCAAGAGACATTACCAGACCGGCTTAGTAACATGAGCCGCCGTGAGAAGATGGACTTCTTAATTGACAACATGCAAGGGGTCACGGCACAGATGGTTAACTTGATGGCGCTAGATATGAGCGACGAACAGCTAGACACGGCTATCACCAATCTAGTGCGGGGTGGCATCGGTGCGCTGTTACTTGATTAAGACCATTATCCATCGTGTGTGGCCATACATTCAGCGGCACACGGCGACAAGGAAGGACGAACGGAATGGCGATTAAGACAATCATCCCGCCGTTACTGGACGCGATGGAACGCCAGCATATGAAGTATGCGGACGTGGCCCGGCGTGCACATGTAACCCGGGATGCGGTTAGTAAGTGGGTCAAACGGGGGGCAATACCGAATGGCGAACTGCTAAACGTGATCAATGCAATGCAGGACAAACAGTTTATGGCGGCGGCCTTTGAGTACATCAGCGTGCAGTCAGGTATCCCGATTGAGCTTTATCCTGACAAGTTGACCCACAGCGAGATGGAACACTTACTAGCGTGGCAAGCCGTCACCACTGAGGCCAGCACGGCGCTGCTAGGTATCCCGGATGTGATTAACGGTAACCGGCGTAAGGCCGCCAGCATACACGCAGTTTTTGGCCGGTTAGTTGAGGCGTCACTAACCCTTATGGCTGATTTGGACGCCGAATGTGATGGAGGCGAGGTAGATGGATAGAATGCTGAGTCTAGATGAACTGTTTGCTGGCGCGATGCAGAAGGCAGTTGAGGGCGTCACGGCGACCGTGGAAGCCAAGCTAGCAGCTAAGTACACAGAGGAGCCGCTTACGGCTGAACAGCTTAAGCAGAAGCTCGACATTAAGAACCAGAACGCTTTTAACATGAAACTCGCTGAGGGTATGCCATTCCACGTTAAGGGCATCGCCACCAAGTATTACTACTGGAGCGAGGTTTTACAGTGGGAACACGACCACCAGAAGCACTTAGGAGGATACTAGCATGTTTGTACTTACGGGGATGCAGAGCGCGTTACTAATCGCAGGGATGATAGTTGCGGCGGTGTTGCTAACGGCAGCGCTATGGCGGCCCATTCACCGCGTGAAGTGGATTGTACGCGCATTTGACTTAGAACCACTTGAAGGAGGTGAGAATGATGGGACAAGCAGCAAGCTTCCAGTTGCTGATGCAGTCAAGGGGATTCAACCCACGTGGGCTAGCCAAGGCCAGCAAGGTAAATAGCACGACCATTTACGCGGCGATGCACGGGGATGATATACGTGTGCAGACGGCCTGCAAACTCGCGCAGGCGTTGCATGTGGGTGTAGATGACATTTACCGCGGCATAAAAAAAGAGCCGCACAGGGGGCAACCTGAACGGCTTAGATTCAATGGAATAGCGAATGCTACCACTGAACAAACAGTAACTACATTATACAACGCCAATCACGGCACGGAAAGGGGGTGAGCCAATGGGTCGCCCTGCAAAGACCGGTTTAGACTGGGCACCGCTGCCCACCGATTGGCTTCACCAAAAACAGATGCGCAAGCTTATGCGATCATGCGGCGCCAGCGCACCAGCGGTAATTATCGAGATTAACAACACCATCTATTACAACGAGGGCTACTTTGTTGCATGGGATGATGACACGCAGTTCGATGTAGCAGACGCACTAGACGTTAAAGAGTCGTATGTGGCAGAAGTCTTGCAGAGAGCCTTGGCTATTGGGTTGTATGATTTGGAATTATTTTCCGGGCATGCAGTGCTGACAAGTGAGGAAATTCAGCAGAACTATTTGGCCGCGGTTGTGAAACGAAAGAATTGTTTCATCGACAAAAAATACAGTTTAATTCAACCTGACGTACTTCCCGAAAATAAAAGTGACGGAAACCCGAGTAAAAGTAGCGGAAACTCGAGTAACCGGAACGAAACTAGCCGGGAAGTACACAGAGTAGAGAAGAGTATAGAAGATAAGAGTGTAGTAGAGGACAGTACAGTAGAGCAGAGTACAGGAGAGAAAGAGACAGCGCTGGACGCTGATACCCGTACCGCAGCCGACTGGATTGCCGAGCGCTACGCCATGTGGGTCGATAAGGCAGCATACCCGCTTAACTCGGCACGGGAGACACGCATACTCGCCATGCTGCGGAAATACGGACGTACGGCCACACTGGCGGCATTTGACCGCGCCGTACACATAAACGGCCGTGACCCGGTAGACTACGCCAGCGGCATGCTACACAACCAGCTCAAAGAAGGCACCTTACCCATGGATCAGGAGGCACTTTAACACATGATAAATGCAAGCATTGAGCACCATGACAACAGCACCAAGTTTATTTTCGAGGTGCCGGGCCAACCGACGCATGAACAGCTAGAAATGATGTTCGCCATCGCGTTCCCGGACATCTATCAGCGGCTGGCCCCCGCGGCCAAATTAACGCCATCCCCACTTGCGGGAACGGTTGACGGTAAGAAGATTGCAGCGGTCGTGGCACCACCGACGCCATTAGAATCATCTGTTGCGGTAGGCGCGGCAGATATGGACGTAGTGAAGCATATCACGGCCAGTAAGCCGACCATGACGGCGGCACAGGCCACAGCGGCAGCAGATGCACTTAACAAGCGGTTCAACCCGGACGCTGCTACGACTGCTGAGGGGCACACGGTGAAGCTGTCCCCACGGCCATCGGCGCCGGCTCGGGATACTTACGTTAAGTGCTTCTACTCCTGCCCTAGCTGCAAGAAGCTCGGCAGCACTAGCGTTCGGTACGGTCTCACATGGCTAAAGTGCCCATGGTGCAGTACTAAGCTGCATCTAGACCCTGCGGCAGAATCGTACGGGCTTAAGGACGAAGACGGCTACTACTACGAGGCAACCCGGGTTCAACGTCAACCCGGCGACGCACTTAATGCTGACACCCTTACAAGTTGGGATAGCTTCAAGAATGCGGCGCTACGTAAGGAAAGAGGGGCGGTCACTGATGGAGCTAAATAGCGAACAACAACTTATCTATGGACGCTTGGACATGCTAAAAGCCTGTTACGCCTTGATGTTTCGGGAAGATACTATTTGGAAAATATATAGCGCTACTGACATCCCCGCCACACGGTTAGCTATTCAGTTGGGCGTTTCGTACAGCACACTGATGACTTACTTGCACGGTCACCAGACACCGAAAATAGAAGTGCTGATGCGGCTGTATGACCTGATGTTCAAGAACATAAAGGAGCAGAGAAAACATGATTAACTCAGTGGCATTAACGGGACGGTTAACCCGCGACATTGATCTGCGATACACGCAAGGTGGTACCGCGGTGGCCAGCTTCACATTGGCCGTTAACCGCAACTTCACCAACGCGCAGGGCGAACGCGAATCCGACTTCCTCAATTGCGTTATTTGGCGGAAAAGCGCCGAAAACTTCACGAACTTTACTCGCAAAGGCTCACTTGTTGGTGTGCAAGGTCGGTTGCAGGCACGCAGCTATGAAAACAATCAAGGCCAGCGCGTTTACGTGACGGAAGTAATCGTTGAGAATTTCGCGTTGCTGGAATCAAAGGCCACAACGGCACAGCATCCTCAGAACACGCAGCAGGCCCAGAATCAGGGGCAAGGCGGGCAGCAAGTACAGCAGCAGGATAATTACGCCCAGCGTCAGCAAAACGGCTCACAGGGGCAGAAGACGACACCAGACCCGTTCAATAACCCGGACCCGTTCGCGGCTCCAAATCAGCAAATAGACATCAGCGATGATGATTTACCGTTCTAGGAGGATTATGACCATGACAAATCTAGCATTACATCCAGAAACATACCGGTTAACTGTGACCAGTAAGAATAAAAAATCAAGTGTTGAGCTTACTTACCCGCAGGTGGTGCGCCTCGGGAAGATACTTTCAGGATTGCGAACCGATGGGGTGGCTGATGAATGCTCAAGCCTCAGCACAAATACTGGTACGCTGACTATCACGCGAGTTGAGAGGTCGGAAAATGCACAAGAGTAGGGATTACGAATATCGCCCCGGCACACATTCATATCGAACGTTTGTATCCGGGCAGGTTGAGTTTGAAACATTCAACCTCTATGACGAAATCGAGATAGATACTCACGGACCAGTCACGTTGAATATTAAGGCTGCGTTGGCGTTGCGGAATGCGCTTGATGTGTGGCTGATTGGCAAAAATGAGAGGGATAAGCGATGAAGAAAAACAATATCATTCCAGTGCTTCTAAACCTGCACACAGCCAACACCAAGCAAACATGGACGTGGTTCATGGTGATGGATGGTGCAAGATACTTCCAGAATGTCTGGGGTAGGCCGATTGCACCGACACTCAATCGTTGGCGCAGGCTTCGGAGATTGCTGATGCAGGAGGGACAAAATGAAGACTAACGAAGAACTACGCAAGGCATTGAGCCGCGAGTTTACCGGAATAAACCGTAAGACGTCAAAGCTGTGGCGGTTTATGCAAACCCCGAGCTTTGAACGGCTAGATCAAGAGGACAAGCAATTGCTCAGTGACCAGTATGCAGGCATGAGGAAGTACAACAATACTTTGGCCGAGCGATTGAAGAAGGCGGAGGCGCGCGATGACTGAAACCAAACAAGAAGTATTTAACGAAGTGATGCACAACTGGCTTGGATTTGAGAATGCGAAATCATATCGTGACCGCTACGAACGGGCCACGGATGGTGACCCCGATTGCCCGTACTGCCACGACAATGACGAGTGGCTTGCCGATAATGGCGGCTGGAAACGACTGCGCATCGGGGATAACGGTGTGGTTGAAATGTGGGACTTTCGCGCACGCATCAAAATTAATTACTGCCCCATATGTGGGAGGCGTCTATCCAATGACTGAACCGCAACACGAAAACGAAATCCGCTGGCAACGTGAACACGCTGTGCCAATGGCTTGACGCTTATGAGTTGGTGCCGGACAACCAGCGCGCCATGACCGACAATCTCACGCGGTCAGCAGTAATCCAAACGCTAGGGGTGATAGAACGTGGGTAAGAAAGGTTTACGACTACGCCAGAAACGGCGGAACAAGGCACGAAAGGAGGCTGCGGCCAATGCTAAGAGGGATAACGATTCTCGCGACCATCGTGGGGATGACCTGGATGGCACTACTCGCAGGGGCTAGCATCGCGATTGGCAGTGTGTGGTATGTCACTTCGCTGCTGTGCCTCGGGACATTATTTCTGATGGTGCTGCTCTACAGTGAAGTATTCAGAGGAGAACGTCATGAATAACCAAATCAAAAACAAGCCTGTGGCAAAGCACTTGTGCGTGGTGCAGAACAAGAAGTCAGTTTTAATCATCAAGCAGTTTACGAACCTCATGCATGCGCAGCAGCTCGTTGACGAACTTGGACCGCATTACGAAATCGTCGAATAGACACAAAAAAAGCGCACCAGCAAAGCCAGCCCGCTCATATCCACAAATATGATTATACCACGGGGGACGTAATGATGGTGCGGGTAACCAGCTTGTACAGCAGATTAGATAAAAAAGCGACTGCAGAAAATGCGGCGGCGATGTTGAGTGATTACCCGCATCGTCTAGCACGCTCTCGTGCGTGGTCAATGGATTTACAGAGTCCAGTGATGGACGGAATGCCACGAAATGATTCGATTGAGAATCGATCCGAGTCAAAGGTTGTGGATCACTTAGATGATGAGCAATTTGTCAGACGATGTGACAATATTGTGAGAGCTATCACAAATGAAACGTATCAGAATATCTTGAGATTCACTTATATGCAACCATTGGAATCAGTAGAAGCAATTGAGGAACGTATGTTCATGGCGCCCTCAACATATCGGCGTCAACGTGTTGAAGCCTTAGTCGCTTTTGCTGAGCTGTGGCCGCCAGTCCCATCTAATCTGTTGGTGTATTCTGCGTGAGCGCTCTGTGGTGCATGAGTGGTGCGCAGCTGGTGCCCGTCACATTGTAATATGGTATCGTACCAATGGTAACGGGGCCACATGGTGCTTAGCGACTTGTCTTGATGGACATGAGCCTCCTTTCACCGTTCATGGGTTCGAATCCCATGTTCGGCGTTCCGATGGTGGTAGCGAATCATCGGGTTATCTCTCACTCGTAGTACTCAGTGCGCCGGCGGAAAACGGAGCGCGGGACTGCATAAATAGGCGCGTTGGAACACGCGTCGGTACAACCGCAGCTTAGGGTGAAGCAATGGTCAGGCATGGCCTAACACGCAGGTTCGAGTCCTGCCGGTTGTATAGGGATTAATCCCTAATTTTCACCTCACTATAGTATTTCAGCTTTCGCTGGGGTACTATTTTTCTTGAGGTGAATTATTATGAAGGAAGACGTAATCGCAAAAATTGTAATTTCGGAAAGTAGTGAGGGTGGTGGTCCAGGCAAGCCACCTATCTTGGTTGCCCCAACACTCACGCTTAACATGCCGGTTGTCCCAACAGCTTTGTCTTTTAATGTTGCTGTTTTGGTATACAAAATGAATTTTTCAAAGCCTCAGCAGCTTAAACTAGTAATCGTCGATCCCGAGAAACCTGACAAAAACATTTTTGCTTTAGCTGGTAATTTGCCGCCTATGGAGCAAACAGTAGGCACGATGGTTTTTAACTTCGGAATTCACAACGCTGTCTTTAACAACGTCGGTAAACATAAAGCTATTGTTTATTTAAACGACGAAGAAATTGTTAGTGATTTCTTCTGGACCACTAATATAGGCTCAGAAAATGACGAACAGTACAACAATTAGAAAATCTAACAGTTTAGGCGTTTGGATATCTTTACCCGTTGTTAAAAAGGTTGTTCCGGTTTTTGTGGCGACAGGTATGGCTTTTAGTACGGTTAGCCCCAATGTCAACGTAACCCGTACTTCCAGCGTTTCATTTGGCAAAAGCGAAAATGAATCGGAACCATTTCAAACTATTAAAGGAGGAGACACGATGTCGAAGGCTATTAATAGTCAAAGCGATAACGGCAATAATGACTTAACCGTTGATGTTTTGGAATTTGGAAAACTTATGGGAAAGGTTGATTATCTTTCTGAGAAAATGGATTTTTTGATTAAAAAGGTGGAAGAACTTCCAACAAAGGATTGGGTTGAAAAGCAAGCGTTAGCTGAACAACTCAAATTAATTAATAAATCTTCTTCAACACGATTGACAATTGCAGGAATTATTGTAGCAATAGTTGTCCCACTTGTTACATTGATGATTAATAAATGGCTATCATAGATAAAATAAGCTGTTAAAGCTTTTGAAAGCTGATGGACTTGCGGTCTATTGGCTTTTTTTGTACATAGATTTACAAAACAACACGAAATAGGGAGGTGGTGCAGTTGAATGGGACGGGCTAGAAATCCTAACCGAGATAAAGCACATGAATTATGGTCTAAATCCAATGGCGATATGCTATTGAAGGATATTGCCGCGCCCGTTCTCTTTCGTGGTCTATGGATTTACAATCGCCATCCATGGATGGCATGCCACGTAACGACAGCGTGGACAATCGCACGGAGCATAAAATTGTGAATCACTTGGATGATGAGCAGTTCGTGCGTAGGTGCAACAACATTATTTCCAGTCTGACAAATGAGACATACAGAAACATACTGCGTTTTACGTATATCAGACCATTAGCAACTGTGGACGATGTTGCAGAACGTGTTGGCTTGTCTGAATCGGGGTACTTCAAAGCGAGACGTGAAGCGTTATGCGCGTTTGCTGAGTGGTGGCCGCCAATTCCGAGTGCGTTGTTGGTTTACGAATAAAACGGGAGTCCAGTATTTGTAGAGTATTTGTACAGGAGTAGTAGAGCCATTGTGCAGTAAATTGATATTGTGCCATTTCAGTCATGGGCGACAAGTGGCTTGCTTTTATCACTAGATAGAGGCCTCCTTTCACCGTTCATGGTGCCAAGACCATGTTCGGCGTTTCCGCGGGGTAGTAGCCGTGGACTTCCTTCATTATTCTGTATCTCTCCAATACAGGCGCAGCAGTAGCTCAGTTGGTAGAGCGTAAGGTCGCGGGTTCGAGTCCCGTCTGCTGCATAGGGGTAACCCGAAAACTTCTCGATTTATTTTTACGTGGCTGTTAAGATTGCGAGTCGCCAGTGATGGCGGCTTTTTTGTTTTAGGAGGTGTGGTGAGGTGAAATGCCTAAACGTAAGTACGAACAGTGGCTAGAACCCGAGGGGCTGGCCTTGTTAGGCGGTTGGGCACGTGACGGCCTGACTGATGAGCAGATAGCCCATAACATCGGCATTTCCCGTTCCACGCTAAAGGTATGGAAGAACAAGTTTCCGGCCATATCGGCCACCCTAAAGGCCGGAAAAGAAGTTGTGGACAGAATGGTGGAAAACTCGCTGATTAAGCGGGCTTTGGGCATGACCGTGAGCAATATCACCTACAAGATGGTGCCAGTCAAGGACGATGTGCTAAAGGCGCACCGCACCCGCTTCCTGAACGAGTATAGGCTGGAACATCCAGACTTAACGCTCAAAGAGTTGAAGCTGATTGCTACGGAGCAGGTGCCCACTTATGAGCGCATCCCCATTATTGAGCAAAAGAACGAACTAGCGCCAAGCGAAGCAGCCGCGATGTTCTGGCTTAAGAACCGTAAGCCTAAGCAGTACCGTGACCAGACGTTCGCAGACCTCAACGCCGCGCAAACTGCCAAGGCGAAAGTTGAAGCCGAACTGGCCCGGATGCAAGTTGAAGCTGCTACGAAGGATGAGGAGGACGACGGCGCCACGTACGAAATTGCGTGGAGTGAAGACGAAGAGGTGCCAGACGATGAAGCAAGTACTAGCCAAAGCGGTGCGGAAGATTGATTTAGCACCAATGGTTAACCCACGCTTCCGGGCGGCACTTCTAAACCCCGCGCGCAACGTCGCGTTAAAGGGCGGCCGTGGTTCTACTAAGTCTTCTGCCATCTCTCTGTACCTTGTGGCGTCGTTCCTAGGCGATAAGCGAGCTAACGCGGTAATTATGCGTAAGGTTGCTAACACGTTGGAGCTGTCCGTTTTCGAGCAAATTAAGTGGGCTATCTATGAGCTGGGCGTTGAATCCCAATTCAAGTTCACCAAAAGCCCCCGACGCATTACCCACATCAAGACCGGGACGGCATTTTACTTTGCTGGTGTCGATGACCCGCAGAAACTTAAGTCCATGATCATCGCTAAAGGTTATGTGCGGTGGCTGTGGTTCGAGGAACTGGCGGAGTTCGACAACTGGGCCGAGATTGACACGGTACGGCTGAGCTTCACACGTAAGAAGCTGCCGCCCCATATGCATGTGCGGACGTTTTACAGTTGGAACCCGCCGCGCAACCCTTACGACTGGATAGTTGACTGGGCGGAGCAGCGGAAAACCATGCCCGGCTGGTTAGTTGACCACAGCACGTACTTAGACGACGTGCGGCACTTCCTCAGTGACGACTACACGGACGAAATAGCGACGGTCAAGGCGAACGACCCCGAGTACTACGCATGGCAGTACTTGGGCCGCTCAGTCGGCTTAGGCACCAACGTCTATAACATGAGCATGTTCCACCCCATCAAGGAGCTATTCGGGGATGACCCGATTAGCCGCATTGCGTATAGCGTCGATGGTGGGCACGCGCAATCTGCTACCACTGATTTAGCTTTCGGCATTACCACTAGAGGCAAAGTAGTGCTGCTAGATACGTTCTACTACAGCCCCGCAGGTAAGGCCCACAAGCGGCCGCCGTCTGAGTTGGCCCGGAATATCCATGATTGGATTAGAGGCCATAAGGAGAGCGAGGAGTGGGGCAAACGGCCAATCCTACACCGCACCATTGATTCAGCCGAAGCCGCATTGCGGAACCAGTATGACGCGGATTACCACATAGCCATGCACCCGGTGGCCAAGCTCAAAAAGCAAACGATGATAGATTACGTCTATTCGCTGCTGGCGGATGGGCGTTTTTACTACATCGACAAGCCAGCCAACGCGGTGTTTGTTGAGCAGCATCGGGATTACCGGTACGAGGAGAAGACGCTGAACAGCGATGACCCGCGGGTTATCAAGGAAAACGACCACACGTGTGACGCATTCCAGTATTTCGTGCTCGACAACCGGCTAGAACTTAAGTTAAAGGGGTGAGCGTATGACTATGCTTGACCGCATCAAAAGCTTTTTTATGAGAGGGGGCGCCAAGATGGGCGTTGTGCCAGAGCTAAACAAGATTACTGATCACCCGCGCATTGGGGTTAACCCGATCGAGTATGACCGGATTAAAGATGATTTGCTGTACTTTAGCGGACATTTTCCCCGGGTGAAGTACCGCAACGGGGATCATGTGCTAAAGGAACGCGACTACATGCCACTGAACATGGCGCAAGTCATTTGCCGGCGTCTTGCTACTATCCTCGTTAACGAGAACATGAGCATCGACATCAAGGACAAGACCGCGCTGGACTACGTTAAGAGCGTGTTCGACGCGAACGACTTCAACAAGAACCTCGAACGCTACCTTGAATCCGGTCTGGCACTTGGTGGGTTAGCATTGCGACCATACGTTTCAGGCAAAGGCATTAAGATTGCCTACATTCAGGCGCCAGTGTTCTATCCGCTTAAGAGCAATACTGGGGATGTGAGCGAGGCCGCTATTGCGAGCCATACGACCACCACGGAGCACCAGCAGCCCGTTTACTGGACACTGCTAGAGTTTCATAGCTGGGACGGAGACACATACCACATCGACAACGAGCTGTACCGCAGCACAAATAAGCACGCTGTTGGTGTCAGTCAGCCCCTCAGCATGATGTACCCGGACTTACAAGAACACGTAGAGATGCAGGGGCTTAAGCGGCCGCTGTTTGTCTACTACAAGCCATATGGGTTTAACAACCGTGACATCACTAGCCCGCTGGGACTGAGTGTGTACGACAACGCCCGGCCAACGTTGCACGCCATCAACTCCACATATGACCAGTTCTTCTGGGAAGTGAAGATGGGCCAGCGCAAAATGGCAGTCCCTGAGCGTATGACAAAGGTGTACGAAGAGGACGGCACCGTTAAGCAGGTGTTTGACAGCAACCAAAACGTATATGTTTCCGTTGCGGGTGATATGGACGATGCAAAAATTCAGGATCTAACGTCTGACATCCGCACCCAAGAGTACACGGACGCCATTAATGACCTGCTGCGGCGCCTAGAAATGCAGATAGGTCTTAGTGCTGGTTCGCTTTCGGCAAACCTTGCGACTGGCGACAAGACGGCCACGGAGGTAGTCAGCGAGAACAGCATGACGTACCAGACTCGCAGCAGCCATCTGACGAACGTCGAACGCATGGTGCAGGAGCTTGTTGTTAGCATTCTAGAACTGGCATCCGCGTACGACCTATACAGCGGGAATATCCCCGAAGTTGGGGACGTGCTCGTTAGCTTTGATGATGGCGTTTTTACCGACAAAACGGCGCAGCTTAACTTCTACGCGGCGGCAGTCGGGGCAGGGTTCCAGAGCAAGCTGCGGGCTATCCAGAAGGTGTTCGACGTATCCGAGAATGAGGCTAAAAAGATTCAGGCCGAGATTGACGACGAGAAGGGGCCAATGCCACTGCTTAGCGGTGATGCGGCGATGTTCGGCAACGGCGGCGCTGATACGGGTAAGAGCGGGGATGATTAGTAATGGCGAAGTACCCGGTTAATCAAGACCAGATGACGCTAGGAGCCAGCACAATCGGCGACTTGTATAGTAACATGGCCCAGGGGTTAATGTTGCGGATGATTCGCCGGTTAAAGCAGCGCGGCGTGTATGACCTGCAGCAGAATCCTTACGCGTGGCAGCTCGAGAAGCTCAACGACATGCACATGCTCAACGCTGAGAACATCAAGTACATCGCACAGCAATCTGGCATCGCTGAGAAGATGATTCGCTATCTGATCAAAAACGAAGGGCTCAAGGTGTACGAGGACACACGCGCACAGCTTGCCGAAGCCACCGGGAAAAACCCGCCACCGGTCAATGGTGTGCAGGAAACGCTAGATAGCTATGTACAGCAAACGTTCCGTGACATCGGGAACTATGTCAACCAAACGCTGCTTACCACTAATTTCGGCCAGAATGCCGCCATGCAGGTGTATCAGCAAATGGTAGAGCAAACCACCGCAGAAGTGGTAACGGGGCTTAAATCGGCCGAGGACGCGATTAGGGATACAGCAATGCGCTGGGTTAAGCAAGGCATCCCCTCGGCGTTTATCGACAAGGGTGGGCACCGGTGGAGTGTTGAGACGTACGCCCGCACGGTGGTCAATAGCACCGCGTTCAGTACCTTTAACGAGATGCGGATGGCTCCTGCCGCGGAGTTTTGCGTTGACACATTTTTGATGAGCCATCACGCTGCGTCACGGCCTGCCTGTGCCCCGATACAAGGACACGTGATAACCAAGCGTAGCCAAGGGTTCGACAGCGGAGACAAGGCCGTGGGCTACGTGGATAGCCTGTATAACCACGGATACGGTGAACCGGGCGGTACGCTAGGTGTTAATTGTCACCACTACCTCACCCCATTTGTGATTGGCGTCAACACCATGCCCGACGTTAAGCCGATAAACCCGGATGCTGCCATTAAGAACGGGCGCATGCAGGCCCAACAGCGGGCACTTGAGCGCGGCGTGCGCGATAGCAAGTACAAGCTGGCCGCTGCGCAAGAGCTGCACGATGCGAAGTTGGCGGAGCACTACCGTAACCGGATAGCTGCCTATCAAGGTGCACTGCGGGAACACGTCGGGCAGTACGCGTTTCTGCACCGCGATTACTCACGCGAGCGGATCGCTAATAACGATGCACGCATACTCGAGGAACAAGCACGTTTGCGTGCGGCATCGCAGAAAGATAAATAATCATTCGCCCCAGACACGGCGTTAAAAGGTCTATTTTTTGTACCCATTTGCGCCGTCGTTGCGGCGAAAAACACTCGAAAGGATGGAATACAAACATGAAACGTGAATTTTTGGAAGGCTTGGGCCTCGATAAGGAAACGATTGACAAAGTTATGGCAGAGCACGGCAAGGACGTGGCTACCGTAACGGGCGAACGTGACAATTACAAGGCACAGGCAGAACAATCCGAAGCGCAGTTTAAGACACTGCAAGCTAACACCAAGGACAACGCGGAGTTGCAGCAGCAGCTTAAGGATGCGCAAGCGGAACGTGACCAGGCTAAGGCAGACGGAGAAGCTCAGATTGCAACTCTGCAAAAGGGTAACGCGATTGAGCTAGCCCTCCGCGATGCCAGCGCTCGTAACACCAAGGCAGTCCGTGCCTTGCTGGATGAGGACAAGCTCGAAATGAAGGACGGCAAACTAACCGGCCTAGATGATCAGCTGACCGCAATCCAGAAGGACAACGACTACTTGTTTCAGCCAGCAGCTAACGCCAAGAAGCCAACGATTACCAACCCTGGTAATCCTGACCCTAAAGGCGGTAGTGCGGCTAGTGACAGCATTGTGCAACGCATTCAGGCGCGTTTGGAAGGCGCCGAAGCTTAGGAGGAATAAATAATGCCAGTTGTATTAGATTCTAAAGACCTCGCTACTATTGACGAGGAGTTTAAGGCGAGTTCCCAAGTATGGGACGTGCTCACACAGGGTGCCAAGCAGGTAACTGCTGCGGACTTTGTTGGGGCCAATGAAGTCCGTATCAACAAGATGAGTGGCTTCATGGACGCGACACAGTACAAGCGCAACGGCGATAATGCTCGCCAGCAGATTAGCATCGAGAAGGAAACCATCAAGCTGACTCACGAAGACTGGTTCGGCTACGACGTTGACCAGCTCGACCAGTCCGAAAGCGCGGCCCTGACGATTAACAACATTGTCACCGACCACAAGCGGCTTATTACGGTGCCACATCGTGACCAAGTTGCCATTCAGGCGCTGTACGACAACGCCGGCAAGGTAGACGCCACGGTTGCGACCGCAGACAACGTGCTGGACATGTACGACGCGGCGGAAGAGTACATGACCGACAACGAAGTACCCGGCGGTTACGTGATGTTCGTTTCTGCTGCATTCTACCGCCTGCTTAAGAACGCGAAGGGCGTTACTAAGTCCTTCACGGTTAACGAACAGTCCATTAACGGGATTAATCGCAAGGTGGCACAGATTGATGGTGGCGTGCCAATTATTCAGGTATCCAAGGGCCGCATTAACGGTACCAGCATCACCGATACCGTTAACTTCATCCTTACCCCGCTCACCGCGGTTGCACCAATCATCAAGTACGGGACGGTTGATACCGTGCCCGCTGCTCAGGATCGTTCTGGCTACCGCGACACCATCAAGGGTCTTGACTACTACGACGCTATCGTATTCGACAACGCTAAGGTAGCTATCTACGTTTCTGCAGCAACGGCCTAGATGAAGGACTAACGGCGTAAGTCGCCCGGGTGGGGTGAGAAGCCCACTAGAAAGGATGTGGTTGCATGGCTTATCTAACAGCGGATGAGTATAAAGAATACAGCCTAACGCCAGTTGATGACGCTAAGTTCAACGGTATGCAAGCGCGGGCCGGATTAGTGCTTGACCAGCTTACCCGGCGTTACTACCGGGTGCATGACCTCGACAGTGACAAACCACTGCGTAAGGATGCGTTTAAGCTGGCCCTTGCGTTGCAGATTGAGTACATGCAGCGCACCGGTATTATCACACTTGAGGATGCCCGCGCGGCTCGGCAAATGACATCGCAGAGCATTGGCGGTACATCCGTCAATCTCGGTAGTTCTGGCGGGTCTGACGCGCTTATGGGCTTTGGCGTGTGTGATGATGCACTTGCAGCGTTAAGTGGCACTGGGCTGCTGTGGCGAGGTGTGAGCGTATGCTGATTAATCCTAATCCGATGTGGCTCGTTGACGCGGTTACGGTCGAGCTTATCACCGGACACGACAAGTATCAGAAGCCCGCATACGGCAACAAACAGACATTTGAGCATATCCGGTTTGACCACAAGACACAGAAGACAGGGACGGGCAACGAGCGCACCATTACGCGCGTTGGGACTATCTTTTTTTATGCCTTCAACCAGACAACCATGCCAGATAAGAGCTGGATTGATGCACGCATTACGGATTCTGACGGCAATCAGTACACCGTGCAGACCGTTACGCCGTACCACCAAGGCACCAGCACCGACCTGTATAGCGTGGAAGTGGAGGTGCTGTAAATGGCTAACGTTACGGTAAAAGTTGACCTGTCAGGATTACGCCGCAAGTTGTCAGCATCGCAGTTCAGCCGGGCAAAAAATGTTATGGCCAACCAAGTGCTGCTAAATATGGATCAGTTTGTGCCACGTTCTGGCAGTGCTGGCGGTTACCTGCGGGCTAGTGGGCACGTTAATTCGCAGGGCAACATTGAGTACGGCATGATTTACGCCCGAGCGCAGTTCTACGGCTTTGTTACCGCTCGTGACGGCTCGCAGCATCGCGTACACAAGTACACCACCCCGGGTACATCCCGGCGCTGGGACTTGCGTGCATCGGCGCATTACGGCGAGGTATGGGCACAAGCATTAGTGAGGGGGTTAGCACTTGGCAGATAGTGACTTAATGGAGCGGTTGCTGGCGTACGTTAACAGCCAACCAATCCCGGCCCCGGTAACCATTGGCTATTTGGGACCGCTTGACCAAACAACGCTTTGCCCACTGCCCGGCAGTAAGGTTTTAAGTGGCGCGATGGATGGGAGTCTTACAGTCTCTCAGCCGTTTGAGTTTTCTGTGCAGACCAAAGACCAGCAAGCAGCATACACAGAACTGGGGATGCTGTACGCGGTGCTGAGTAAGCTGGACATCGACATACCAAGCAAAAACGACTCGTACGAGTTTGAGGGCTTAGAGTGCGGCAAGCCATTTCTTGCCTCACAGGATGAGTCCAACACGTACATTTTGCAGATGGACGTAACTGTAACAATCACAACGAAAGGAAGTATTTAGATGACACGACGTAAGAACGCGCTACGCATTCACGAGCTTGCACCATACACGGCACCCACTGACGGCGGGGAACCAACCGTACCAGCAGAAGATGCATGGCTGCGGTTTGCTAAGCGCATTACCAGCATTTCCGACGACTCGGAAGAATCAACGGAAAGTGAAGGCGACTACGCGGGCGACGGTACCGAAGAAGATGTGCTCACTGGCCGCTCGGAAAAGTGGAAGTATGAAGGCACGTACGACCCAACCGACCCCGCACAGAAGCTGATTAAAGACCTTAAGCGTAAAACCAACGACGACGACCGGCTTATCTGGCACCGAATCCACGAATCTGATGGCACGGTTGTCACTGGTGTTGCTAAGGTACTGGACATCGTGGCCGGTGGCGGGGATGCTACGGACTACGAAGACTTTACCGGCTCCATTAACTTCATCAAGACGCCAACTGAATCTAAGGAGACGCCATAGACTGACGACTCAGGGACAGACCCAAAAGCGTAAGCCCCGCAGTAGTGGGGCAAGCTAAAGCTGGCACCGCGCAAGTATAAACAAGCTAGGAGGATAAGACCATGACAGAAGCAATTAAGGTTAACGTTGAACGCAACATCATTCCATTTACGGTGGGGGATGTGAAGCTGGAATTTAATGCCTCGGACGAAAATTTCGCCCGGTTTATGGCAATGGGTGACCCGGACGAAGGCGACTTTGTAGCCAACCAGCTTGGCGACTTAGAACCAGAGTTCGATGCACTCAAAGACAAGATGGCCGACCCACAGCAGCAAACCGCGGCAAATTACGCCCGGTTTGTTGAACTGGAGAAGTTAGGCTTCAAGCGTATGTATGACCTGTTGTTCGGCGAAGGCACATTCGACAAGCTTTACAAGGCGTACCCGGACGTTGCGGCGCTCGGCAGTATCATGCAGACGATTGCCGACCAGCTTGCACTGGCCATTGCTGTCCGCATGAAGACGCGTGCGGACAAGCTGGAAGCACAGAGCAAGTCCGTTGCGGCTGAGGCATTGGCGCGCAAGGCGGCCAAGCGGCAGCAGTCTAACATTTCCCGTATGCCTCACAATAACCGGAATCACCGCCGGCACAATAAGCAGAAGTAGCCATGTTTAGGCTAAACAGCCCGCTACCGCATTCAATCGCGGTGGCGGGCTTTTCTTTTGATGTTGATCTGGCTTTCGACAACGTGCTGGATGTGCTCGACGTGCTGCGCGGCGATGGTGACGACGCACAGAAGCTAATTGCGGCATTGGCCTTATTCATTGGCCCGCTGCCGGATTGGCTAATCGAGCCAACAGACCAGTATGCGGTACTGCAAGCCATTATGCAGGCCTACGTTATTCCGGCGCCGCCGAAGCCTAAAACCGACCTTAACGGCGACCCTATGCCCGAGCACGAGGACGATACGCCCCCGGTAGTGGATTATACGCAGGACGCGGAATACATCTGGACGGGATTCATGCAGGCTTACGGCATTGACCTAACGGAGCAGCGGGGCCGGCTCGACTGGCGCAAGTTTCAAATGCTGCTGCGGGACTTGCCGGACGACACAAAGTTAAAGCAGATTATCCGCGTTCGCACGTGGAAACCCGAAAAGGGCACCAGCGGACAGGTGCGGCGGCAGATGCGCGAATTACAAGACGAATTTGCACTTGATGAAGTAGACGAAGAATAGGAGGTGGGACTATGGCTGATGGCAAGGTTGTTATTGCGGTACAGATGGAAGATGGCACGGTTGCTAAAGGCGTGGCGGACATCAATGACCAGCTTACAGGCATGGGTAAGACCGGCGAGAGTGCTGGCGGCCGACTTAAGAATGCACTTTCGTTGGGTGCCATTGGTGGACTAGCGTATAACGCTATTTCTAAGATTGCTGATGGCGTGATGAGCCTCGGCGGTGAAATGATTGAGTCTTCTGACTCCATCGATAAGTTTAAGCAGACCATGAACGCCGCAGGTCAGTCTAGCGGTACCATCGACAAGCTAACCAAGTCATCACAGGACTACGCCAATAAGACCGTGTATGACCTTAAAACGGTGCTTAACACCACCGCCCAACTGGGGGCCAACGGGGTCAAGAATTACGGCCAGCTAGTACAGGCCGCAGGGAACATGAACGCGGTCTTTGGTGGTACAGCGGACACGTTCCAGACCGTCAGTCAGGTAATGACGCAGACGGCCGGGGCTGGGAAGCTTACGACCGATAATTGGAATCAGATCACTGACGCCATTCCCGGGGCCTCGATGAGGTTGCAGGACGCTATGAAGAAGAACGGCGCCTTTACTGGCAACTTCCGCGATGCTATGGAAAAAGGTTCCATTTCAGCCGACGAGTTCAACAAAGCCATCATGGATTTAGGGATGACGGACGAGGCCAAGAAAGCCGCTACCGCCACCACCACTTGGGAAGGCGCGCTAGGTAACCTGCAAGCCGCATTCGTGACGGCCGGGACTGACTTTGTGAATAAGCTCAAAGGCCCCATCACATCGGGGATGACGGCTATCGCTAATGCGGTGCCGGTGGCCACGGGGGCGATTGGCAACCTATTCGACAGCATCGGCAAGGCTGCCAGCAACAACGGCCAGTTGTCGATGGTTGGCTCAGCTATCAAGAGCCAATTCGAGAATTTCGACATCGCTGGCATTGTGGCACCATTCAAGGCCATTGGCCCGCAGGTTAGCAAGGCATTCGCGGGCGTAGACTTTAGCCCGTTTCTGGTATTTGCTGAGTCCATCATTCCGACTGTGCAAGACCATCTAACGCAGCTTAGCAAGATGGCTTCCCCGATTGCAGCCGGGTTTGGCACGGCGTTTGCTGGCATTGCGGACGCCATTGGGCCGCTGTTCCAGTCGATTACAGATATTGACTTTGCGGCCTTGTACGCACCATTGCAGAATATTGCTACCACGGTTGGCGCAACATTATCTAGCTTGGATTTTTCCGGCATTAAGTCGATTGCCAGCGCAATCATTCCGGCCCTTAACGCGGGGTTCCAGTCGTTTATGACGGTTGCGGGGCCAGCTATTAACGGAGTTGTAACAGCATTTGGTAATCTTTGGAATGCAATTCAGCCGATTCTAACCACGCTTGCGAGTGCGCTAATGCCCGTGTTTCAGATGGTTGGTGCATATCTCGGCGGTGTTTTTTCTTCTATATTGTCGGGGGTCTCGACGGCGTTCAACGTGGTTGCAAGTGTATTGCGGTTCCTTTCACCAGCGCTTAGTGCGGTAGTAGCAGTGTTCAAATTCCTTTCACCGGTGCTGATTACAGTGGCCGGATGGATTGGCAAACTTGCCGGGCTGTTTGGTGGGCTTGGCGGTGCCGCTAAGGGCATGAAGTCCATCATTAGCAATGCTTGGAATGGCATTAAGAGCGCGGTTCAAACTGGCGGTGCTGGTATCAAGGCAACTGGTGGCATTATCAAGGTAATTTGGAGTGGCCTTAAAACAGCGGCTTCTGGACTTAAGTCGGTCATCAGCACGGTTTGGAATGGTATTAAGACTGTCGTGGGTTCAGCCGGTAAGGGGCTGCAAGCCACGGGCAATGCTATCAAGTCAGTTTGGAATGCGCTTAAGTCTGCTGCGAGTGTCATGGCTGGCGGTGTAAAAACAGCATGGTCTGGTGTTACTGGTGCTGTTAGGGTTGCTAAAGCGACGATTAGCGGCATTGTAAATTCCATTAAGAGCATCTTCAAAGGCCTTGGCAACATCAGCCTAGCCAAAGCAGGCCGCGCCATCATGGACGGGTTCGTGGGTGGCCTTAAAGCTGTCTGGGAATCGGGTAAGAAGTTCGTTGGTGGCATCGCGTCATGGATCAAGAAGCACAAGGGTCCTATCAGTTATGACCGTCGCCTCCTGATTCCAGCAGGTAATGCCATCATGAGCGGGCTGAACAAGGGGCTGGAGGCCAGCTTCGGCGCGGTGCAAGACAACGTGTCCGGCATGGCTGCCAAGATTGCCGAGGCTGCTACCGTCAAGATGCCGAGCTATTCGGCTGCGATGGCATCAATGGCGAAGGCTGCGACAGTCGATTTCGGCGCGTCTGCGGGGATTTCCACCGCTAATGCTGTAGTACAGCACACTATTGCTCAAACCGCGACAAACGGGGATGACAGCGCCACAGCGGCACAGCCTACCGACTTAGTGATTAATGTTGCCGCCAATCTGGATGGCAAACGGGTCACGGACAAGCTCGCCGAACCGATTCGCGTCAAGCTGCAGAAGATTGCAAAGCAGAAAAACAGAGATATGGGGGTACTAGCATAATGGCGATCAGTTTAATTTATGGTGGTGTCGACCTGTCCAAGTGGTTACGCGTCACCGATGTGGTGCGTGATATTGGCACTAACCGTACCAACACTCTGCAGAAAGTCGGGGTGCAGGATGGCAAGACGTTAATCAGTGCTACCGATGATGAGGGCACCATCACCGTCAGCGGGTACACGGTTAGCGACCTCAATGCCAAGCGCCGCGAGATGGCGGCGGCCCTGCATCCGACCGAAGTAACACGGCTAATTATCGGGGATGAACCAGACAAGTATTACATGGCGGTGGTTGATGGTCAGGCCACCATGGCAGAGACATACCGGCTTGGCAAAGTGTCAATTAAGTTTGTCGTGCCAGATGGTCGAGCACATGCGGTAGCAATGCAGAGCATCAACACGGATGCCACAGGTTTGGCGACCATTGATTACACCGGCACAGCGCCAACGTACCCAATCATTACCGCCACTATGCAGAGCGAAAACGGTTATGCGGCGTTTGCCACGGAAAATGGTGGGGTGGCTTTCGGGGATCCCGAAGAAGTCGATACAGTTGCAGGCACACGTAGCGATAAGGCTGTCCGCATCGATTTCGATGCCAATGACCCCAATGATTACAACGTTGGCGATATTAAGACTAATGCTTACCCATTGGTGTATACGGCACTGAATTGGGATAGTAAGACCCCGAATGCTGCGAGTGGCAGTGTCGACAAGACGGCCAGTCAAGTGTGGAAGCCAGTTTATGACGACACCAGCACAACCGGCTGGAATGGCCCCAATATCGGGGATGCACTCACCGCCAATTATGCAGGCAGTCGCACCGGCGATTTCGACATGCAAGGCATTGGCAATTTCTATTCAAGCCGCGGCGACCGGGCACACTACCATTGGGATTTGTTGAGCAATGGGGATGTTAAGTACAGTCTCGCCATTCGGTCAAGTTCGGCTACCCGTGATGATCTAGTAGTTGAGTTCTGGCATGACCACAATGTTGTCTGGACGCAGGATGTATCCAACCTCAAAGGCGATTTCCGTAAGCTCGCAGATCAGGGCGGGGGCACCAATGGGTATTACAATTTCGCCATTTCACGCCGGGGCAACAAGGTTTCCTTTAGCGTGTCTCGAGTCAAAAAGTGGACTAATGGGTTGCCGTCTGGATTCGGCGCCACGGTGGGTGACCATTTCACGTGGGCTGGCGAGTCTGATGTGCCAATTACTGATTGGACCAGCTGGATTGCGCGGTTTCAAAAGAGCAAGGCAGGTTATGCGTGTTGGAGCGGATTCCAGTTCACGTGGGTAAACGAGCCAACCCTCACCAATGTGCCTAACCTGTTCAGCGCTGGCGATGTGCTGGTTATTGATGCCGGGGCGAAGAAGATTTACCTGAACGGCGTTGAATCTAGACTCTGGACTCTGGGCAATGATTTCGGGGCGTTAGCGATTGCTGACACGCCGACATTGCTACAGGCGGAACAAAGCACATGGGCCAACCCAATGGCCGTCACAGTTAATTATCAGGAGGCGTATTACTAATGGATTTCACATTCACTGACCGCAGTCTTAATAAGATCGGGATTGCGTCACCATCAGGCCAAGCCATTCTTTTGGATGATGATGCCGATACAAAATCTATTTCAGCGGCTTCCCGTAAGTTCTCTGGTACCCTGTATTGGCACAATGATGAGGAAGAGGCTTTGGTGCGTGACATGGGCGCCGTCGGTCGATTCATTGTCTGGACTGACTACCGTGGGCGCTCGGTACTCACCGAAATCATGACCAGTGACATCGACCCGAAGGCGCACACGCTTGATTACACGTCACAAGATGCTGGTGTTGACCTGCTTGATGAAACAGTTGGGGCATACACGGCTGATAAGGCGTACACGATTGCGGAGTACATCATTCGCTTTACATCAGATTCGGGCTGGCAGATTGGCATTAATGAAATTGCTGATCTGTCCCGCACACTTGAATGGACCGGCGAAGAAGATACAGCGTTGGCGCGCATTATTTCGGTCGCCACACAATTTGATGCTGAAATTGATTTCAGCTTTGATTTCGCGACCTCACCAACGACCAAGTACATCAATGTCTACAAGCAGCGAGGCACCGACAATGGCGTTGTGCTGTACCAAGACCGCGAAGTTGACAACATCGCGGTATCTACCAGCATTGAAGATTTGATGACCTCCATCAAGGCCACAGGCGCCACACCAGAAGGTTCCGATGCCCCCATCACACTGGCGGGTTACAAGTGGACGGATCCGGATGGGCGCTTTGTGCTGTCGGCTGGTGGGTGGCTTGAAGACACAGTTGCTAATCAAAAGTGGAGTCGGATTCTGACTGAATCCACCAGCCACTACATTAACCGCGTCAAGTCATACACGGCCGCCACACAAGCAGCATTACTGCAGTCTGTGCTCGCTGACCTCAAGCATTACAGCACACCAGTCACGACTTACACAGTGACCATCAGCGTTGTGCCCGAAGGTATCGACATCGGCGACATCATTCGCGTGGTAGATGAGCACCGCCATCTGGATATTCAGGCGCGCGTGCTTGAGCTGACTACCAGTTATGCTGGCAAGTCTGCAACAATCACATTGGGCGATTTCGTGGTTACCGATGGCGCCATTGACCCCGGACTTGCTGCATTACAGGCACAGGTCGCCAGCATTCCAAAGACCACGTTCCCGTGGATTCGGTATGCTGATGACGACCAAGGTGCGGGAATGTCTGCATTGCCAGCGGGTAAGACATACATGGCCATCGTGTATGGTAAGACCGCGGTGCCAAGTGACGACCCAGCTGATTATGTTGACCACTGGGCGCTAATCGTTGGTGCTGACGGCAAGGACGGCGCCATTGGTACGGCCGGGACACCGGGGCTAGATGGCAAGACGCCATACAGCCATATCGCCTATGCGCAGAGCGTGGACGGCACGACGGGATTCAGCACCACCGACGCCACTAATGCCACCTATCTGGGCACATGCTCCGACTTTACCGAGGCTGACCCGACCGACCCGACGGCATACACCTGGGCACTTTTTAAGGGTGCAGACGGGGCGGATGCCATCGTGCTCACGGTGACCAGCATCAACGGCAATCTTTTCAAAAACACGGGCGTGTCCACCATTCTGGCGGTTGCGATTGCCGTGGGTGCCACCATCATCGACACCGGGGCCAAGCTTTTTCAGTACTACAACGGCACGGCTTACCTACAGTGGCAGGTGAAGAAGGCCGGTGAGACTGAGTACACCGATATCGCGGCTGATGATCCACGGCTTAGCGATGACGGCTTTTTGCTGACGGTCGGCGTGAACGACGTACAAAACAAGGCCACATTCCGGTGTGACCTTTACGAATAGGAGATATATAAATGACGACAATTAAGGCTTCAAGCCAAACGGATTTAATTGACCTTACCGACGGCTACAGCGTCATGCTGTCGAATGAAAACCACACTTTCCAGGGCGACACGGATTCCGTAGCATCGACGCAGACCATCACGACGACCGTAGTGGCGCTGTGTGGCTCCGAGCAAGTCCCGGCGACTATCGGCGCAATCACTGGCACGACCGGCATCACGGCCGTGTCAGACGGCAAGACGCCCGTGCCGACCATCACCATTACCGCGACCTCCGCGCTGACCAAGCCTGGCACGCTGACGATTCCGGTGACGGTTGGCGACGGCGTCACAATTGACAAGACATTTTCCTACGCCATCGCCTTCAAGGGTGCTACTGGGTCCCAGGGTATCCAGGGACTCCAGGGGAAAGATGGGACGCAGGGTATCCAGGGCCCAACTGGGAAGACCGGGGCCGCCGGTGCAAATGGTGCTTCTGCCTACACGCACATCGCGTACGCAGACGACGACAAGGGGACTGGCTTTGACCAGGAGCCGGGCTCACATACTTACGTAGGGATGTACGCCGACAATACAGCCACAGATAGCACGGATGCCACCAAGTACGGCTGGTCTCTCATCAAGGGGGCCAAGGGTGACACAGGTACCCCAGGTAAAGCTGGTGCCGATGGGAAGACCCCTTACTTCCACACCGCGTGGGCGACTGCAGCTGACGGTTCTGCCGGATTCAGCACGACCGAGTCCGCGGGGAAGACTTACATCGGGACATACACCGACTTTACATCGGCTGACAGCACGACGGCGTCCACGTACTCCTGGGTCAAGATGAAGGGTGATAAGGGTGACACCGGGGCTACGGGCGCCAAGGGTGCGACTGGTGCAAATGGTGCTGATGCTCTCCAGCTCATCATCATCAGCTCCGGCGGTACCATCTTTAAAAACACGGCCATCGCGACGACTATGACTGCCCACGTGTACAAGGGCCCCGCCGAGGTCACCGGCACCGCACTCACTGGCCTGGGGACCATCAAGTGGTACAAGGACGGTGCCGCGACTGCTGTGGCTACCGGACAGACGCTCACAGTCAAGGCCGGCGACGTCGCCAGCAAGGCCACATACACCGCACAATTGGAGGGGTAGCTTATGGCGGTTAAAGCTTTATACACCATCACCCTAGCCAGGGTCGACGACGGAGCCACTGGTACTGCCGGGAAAGCCGGCGCAGACGGGAAGACGCCATATGTTCATACAGCTTGGGCTCGGAACCCAGATGGTGTTGATGGGTTCAGCACCTCTTATCCGCGAGAGAACCTACTCATAGGTACAAGCAATACACAAGACTATACTATGTCCGGTTCTGGGTGGGTGACCAGAAGCCAGTCAAGCAACGGCCTAAGTATGTCAATTCCATGCCCGCCGGGGGCAAGTTATACGTATTCCGCACTCGTGAAAAGTACGACATATGCCAGCTACCCCGAAATTTCATTTTACGACAGCAGTAAAAATAGGATAGCCAATTCAGTTAATTATCCAGGAAAATCTATTGGCTTGCGGCAAATCACAGCAACAGCTCCAGAAAATGCGGTTTGGATGAAAGCATATATGGTATTGAGCAATCCGCCGGATTCGCAGACGGTGGTATTCAACAGCGAAAAGCTGGAAGAGGGCACCACCGCAACACCATGGTACCCATCTCCGACTGATGACCCCATCAAAGCTTATCCAATCTATCGTGGTGAATATACAGACTACACTGCTAATGACTCAACTGACCCAACTAAATACACTTGGGTAAAAGTTAAAGGTGAACAAGGGATTCAAGGTATTCAAGGGTTGCAAGGGCCACAGGGTGACCAAGGTATTCAAGGCCCAGATGGTAAGCCAAGCTACACTCATATTGCCTATGGGACTTCAAATTCAGGAGCTGGACTTACACAAACGCCTTCTGCTTCAACAACTTACATTGGTATGTATGTTGACTTTACAGCTACTGATAGCAATGACCCAGCCAAGTATGCTTGGTCATTGATTAAAGGCGCAGATGGTGCTGATGGTAAAGATGGGGTTCCGGGTAAAGCCGGGGCAGACGGTAAAACACCGTACTTCCACACCGCGTACGCTACTAACTCTACGGGCACAGCCGGATTTAGCACGACTGACACATCCGGCAAGACGTATATCGGGACTTGTACGGACTATGTACAGGCCGACCCAACCACGGCTAGCTCGTACACATGGGCTAAGTTTGTGGGGCCAACGGGTGCACAGGGCGCTGCGGGCGCTACAGGTAAGCAAGGTGCGACGGGCGCAACCGGCGCCACGGGGCCAACCGGGCCACAGGGTAAAACCGGGGCTACGGGGCCGCAGGGGCCAGCGGGTAAGGACATTACTTCTTACGCCAAAGGCACCAGTTTACCCACCACGGTGGCGCCTGCCAACTCGCAGTTTTGGCTGCTTAATTCCAGCGGCCAATGCACTGCGGTTTACGTTTCCGACGGCAGCAAATGGGTAGCAACACCCATCAGCGCTAGCCTGATTGTTGCGGCTACGTTCAAGGGGATGAATTTCGAAGGGGTTACCTTTACCGGTTCGGAGTTCAAAACCACCTACACCAATGTGGCCAACACGGTTGGTGACGATGGCACCAAGTTCACTGGTACCGGGCTATTGTCTGGGCCACAGCTTGTGTTCAACAGTAAGACTGATGAGGCCACCCCACAGACGGTCAACCCCAGGCGCTGTGCCAGCTGAAAGAACGAAGTCAGTCGTGTATCATCGAGGATTGCACAGATGAGCAAGATAGCCGACGCTCCTATGGCCCGGGCTTCATATATCTGATATTCATCAA